TATTTTCATATGTATTCCATAAACTTAAATCTGTCATAAAAACATAATCAAGATCTTTCTTCAAGTCTTCGTCAAGTGCTGAAGGATAACATGGAATAAATCCAGTATTATTTGATGTACCTGGTTCCTCAACAAATACACCAATAACTTTATTATTAAAATTTAGTACTAATTTTTTTATTTTATACTCATATTTATCTAATTTTTGAACTAAATCATAAAGAATTAATGGTCTTTTTGCTTTATAAATATTTGGTATACTATCAAGAGGTCTACAAATTATGTTAAAAAAAGGTTTGATAATTTCCTTAAAAATAGCTCGCATTGTTTTTGAAAGATGAGGATCATGCTCTTTAAATTCTTTTGTGATTCCTTCCCAATACGGGTCGTATAATAAATCAAATGTGTTATTTGAATGAATTTTTATTATTTTGGCAGGGTTGTTATATCCAATTTCAGAAGGATGATTAGTACTTTTTACTCTTGATCCTTCCTGAAATTTTATACGCCCATTTTCCATTTCTTTTTGTTTTTGTTTATTTACAAACTTAATTGATTGCTTTGGTACATTCAACTGAGTTCTTGCTTTTATTTGATAAGAATAAATTGGTTCATAATAATTGTCCTCTTTCATAATAATAATTGTTGGTTTTCTTGCTTCATAAAATTCAGATGAATAGTGATTTGTTGGACATAAAAGTTCGACATTATTTGTTATATCATTTTTTGGAAGTTTAAATATTACCAAATTTACTCCATGTGGAAATAAATATTTATTTGGCATACTTATTATATCCCATAAATAAGTGTGATCAATTAGAGCATCATCATCACTTAAAAAGTCTATAAAATTTTCAAAAGCAGAAACAACTTTTGTAAAATAAGCAATATCTGGTGAATTCTCTTCTATATTAAGTTTTTTATATAATTTAGTATTTTTATATTTTTCAATATTTACTTTTTTATTTGGTTCATGGAAATCAGTAACTAAATTACCATTTTGATATTTTATAAATGTATCAATAGAAATTGATTTAATTATACGTTTTCTCATATCTGAAATGCTTAAAATTTTAGCGAGTTGTTGTTTACCATTTTCATCTAATACTTTTTTAGCAAAGAAGATTGCGTCAGATAAACAAGCTATAAATGATTGGTTTTTATTTATTTCAATACCATGACGAAGTAAACAAGGATGATTTTCTTTAAGATTTGAATTTGTCTTACTTATTTGACAATCTGCATTAACTTCGTGAAGCATTGTTTGAATCTCAGGAGGCAAATAACCCCAACGTCCAGGATCAAGTGGAAACTTATCAGGGCCTTTAATATATTCATCTTCATCTTTTTCATCTTCTTCTTCTTCATTTTTACCTTTTTCATCTTTCTTTTTCTCTTCTTCAACTTTTTCACCATAACATCTTTTGTTAGCTTTTATTCTACCTTCTGTGTTATATTTGTCAAAACAACATGGTAAGCAAAGACCATCTGGATGTGAATCTGTAATTAAACCTGGATATTTTTTATAATCTTTTTTACCTGGTTTTGGTTTGTAAAATTCATAAATATAATAACCTGGCTTTACTTTCTTTTCTCCTTTTGGCAGTACTTTACCGCAAGTTGGATGAACCAATTCTTTTTTACCATCTTTTCCTGTAACTTCTTTTAATTCATTAGGGTCGATAATAGTGTTATTTTTTAAGCACCAATAACGAGGACATATATAATTAAATTGATTTTTTGGATTTGAACCATATTTAATTACGTCTTCTTCTCTTAAAAAACCAGGATGTTCTTTGTTAATTTTATCTAGTTGAGAATCTGTTAAAATTACTGGTTGTTTTCTCATACTTGAACTACATGTTCTAACATACGAGTTATATTGAGGAGTATCTTCTTTTAATATTAAAACAGGGTCTTTCTTTTCAATAAGGGTTTGAAAATAGTAAGGTTTATTTAGTTTCATACCATCAATATTTCTAATTTCTTCTTCATCTTCGTCTTCATCTTCTGATTCTGGTGCTGGTCTTGCTGCTTCTTCAGATTCAGATTCTGATTCAGATTCAGATTTTGGGGTAGAAGATTTCTTTTTTGGAGTTTCTTCAGATTTGGATTCTGGTGTTGGTAATTTCTTTTCAGAAACAATTGATTCTTCGGATTTGGATTCAGATGGAATTAATGTTGGAATTTTTATAGAAGATTTTTCAGAACTAGCTGAAGATGTCGAAACCTTAGGGGGTGGAGGTGTTTTTTCAGAACTAGCTGAGGGTAATGGTTCTAATTCCTTATCACTTTCTACCTGTGTTTTTTCAGAAGATACAGATTTTTCAGAACTAGCTGAAGATAATGGTTCTAATTCTTTATCACTTTCTACAGGTATTTTTTCAGAAGCAATTGATTCTTCAGAACTAGCTGAAGGTAATGGTTCTAATTCCTTATCACTTTCTACCTGTGTTTTTTCAGAAGCAATTGATTCTTCAGAACTAGCTGAAGGAAATGATCCTAATTCCTTATCACTTTCTACAGGTGTTTTTTCAGAAGATACCGATTTTTCAGAAGCGATTGATTCTTCAGAACTAGATGAAGGTGTAGAAATCTTAGGAGGTGGTGGTGTAGATTTTTCAGAAGCAATTGATTCTTCAGAACTAGAAGATACTTGTTCACCTGAATCACTTGATAATCCACTTGGAACTGTAACACCCGCGTATGTATTTTTTTTAGACTCAGAAGATTTATCGCTTTCAATAGATGATTCAGTGTCATCACCACCTTCAAAATCTATTCCAAATCCTTTTCTCTCTCCTCCTTCAAACTCTTCTTCATCTTCATCTTCATCAAAAAACAAACTTAAAGCACCTTTTGGTTTGTTGACATCAACAGTTTTAAATTTATTATATTTAACTTCTTCTTCATCTGGATCTATTGATGGTACTTCAGAATTGGAAGCAGATTCCTCTGACGATGAAATAATATCATCAATTACTATATCTTCTTTTTCTCCAGTAGAACATAATTTGTTGATTTCTTTAACAGGATAATTAGTTGAATTTTTATCTTGTGTCAAACGAACAATTGTATCTAAATAAATAGGTAAGGTGTTTAAGTAATTGATATTATTAATATTTTCAGTTGTAATTGTTATAACACCAGTTTCCTTTTCAAGTGATATAGTTGTTTTAAATCCAGGATTATTTTTAATTTTAATATCAGATTTTCTAACTCCTCTTTCAATTTCAAGTTCATTAGCAATTTTACTAACTATTTCTATAGCTTGTTTACGATCTAAATCTTCTGGAAAATTTTCAAGTAAAGCTTCAATAATTTGTTCACCTCTTAAACCTTGTTCAGATTTTTCTAATATAAAAGCTTCCATGCTGTTAAATTTACTATAATTAGAAACACGCTTGAAACGTAAGTTTATTGTACCGCTTTTAAAAACATTAGTTTCATTAATGAAAACACTGGAGACACAGCCTCTATATGATTCAATATCAAGTGGTTTTTTAATATAAACTTGTGTTTGATATGTAAGTTGTTTAACTTCTATGTTATCATCCGTTAAACTATTAAATTTATTTAATTTATAACCACTTTGCTCTAACAACGCTTTAATTTCTTCTATAATTGGATTAATTGAACTTTTAAATAGTTCATTAATTTCATTTATATTAACAACCTCATTAAATTCAGATGTAATTGTGATATAACCTTCTTCATCAAATTCGCAAACTAAATACAAAGCCTGACCATTTTTTTCAGATTCAACATAAACAGCGACCGACTTATTACGAGCAATACTTTTCATAAGTTTAAAAATTATCGCCTTTTTAAGATAAGGAATTTTTCTACCATCTGTAGCAATTTTATCAGTAAAAAGTCTATAAACATTTTCTTGTCTTGATGAAGGATTGTATTTAATAAGTGGGTTTTCTTCTGTAGCATGAACAACCTTGAATATTATTTCAAGTGGAATTTTAATATCAAATTCAGGTCTCATAACAGCTTTAATAAATTTTATACCTTTGTTAATATAATTAAGCTCAGATTTTCTTAAATTATAAACATCATAAAACATGTCAACTGATTTAAATGAGTCGATTACTTTTTCATTAATAATTTTTTTATTACCTTCAAGCAATTTACCCTTTTGGCTCTGTAAATCTTCCAAATTGTTAATATTTTTGTTATGTAAAAAAGGATAATAAACCTTTATTGTTGTCTCTTCGGATACATCCTTTTTATTTAAATAAGATAAAACATCTTCTGCTAAACAAAGATAAATACTGTTATCAATTATGTTACCACTGCTTAATAATAAATGGTTATTAAGAGTAGTTAAAGATTTCCTTGCGGACCTTTCAAAAAATTTGTCATAATCATTAACATCATATGGATTACACACAAATGGATATTCATTTTCAACAATAAAAAATTTTTGTCCGACAACATTATTTATTATATAATTTTTGTTGTTAAAATTCATTTCAAATATATCATCAAATGTATAAACTTCTTTTTCAACAGGTTCTTCAAAAGGTTCTCCAGATTCATCTCTAACAATATTTGATAAGAACTGATCAAGTCTAACTTTTGTTAATTGAAGTTTATTATTTTGAGTCAATGATTGATAAACTGAAACAGCATTTAAAGTTTCATTTTTTTGACAATATAAGTATATTTCATCTAACACAATTTCCTTTTTAAGCTCATTAAGTATTTTAATTTTAATTGTACCAATAGAATCGTCAAAATGTATTTGTTGTTCAGAAAATTTAACGGTTGTATTTTCTGATTTGATTTTTTCTCTTTCCTCGTCTGTAAATACTTTCTTAAATAATTCTTCTTCATTTTCTTCTGATTTTTTACCATTAAATACATAAATAGTATTTATTGAACCGTTAATTAATTGTTTAACTTTATATACAGGGTTATCTAAAGAAGGTTCGTTTGTATTAGGCGTTTTTATTGAAGATATTGACTTTGACATATATATAAAGCCAGTATTATTTTTAATTTAATTACTAACTAATCAATTAAATTAAATATTATATTTTATTTAAATGCGTTGGCATTCGGTGACCAAATAAAATCATATAAATAAGTGCTAATGCGCCAATTAGTATACTTCTATTTAGTGACATAGTGTTGGATTGCTTTAAAAAGAACTTCATTATAACGTAAAGAATTACAGTTATAATTACAGAATGAAAAAGATGCGATAGTACTTCTTCCATTATATTATATAAAAAGAAAAAAAATTACACTAAATCATAATATGGATTATCATTTATTTTCATTCCACAATATTCTTGAGGTGATTTTTTGTAATCTACTGGGTCATATATTCCCGCTTCCTTTGCGTTTTGTAATACCCATTTAAAATTTTGCCAAAAATCTTGCTTATGACCAATTGATTCTGTACAGATATGAGATAATTCATGTAATGCTACGAATGTCAATGTATTGATGTCGATTAATCTATTTCCTTCCTTTTTTGTATTTAAACAGAAAGCAATTTTTTCTCCTTTATTTTCACTAAATGCAGTTAGTTCACTTGTTGGTAAAGTTTCACTAATTTTTTTTGGATTAAAACCTTCAACAAGTCTTACAGTGCGAGGGTCTTCAGGATGTTTTTCTTTCAAATATACTACCATGTCCTTCATTTTTTGCGTAACTTGGGCTAAAAGATTGGCAGCAAGTTCTAATTTCTCTCTTTCTCTAACACAATATCTATTTCCATCTTCTGATGCTATAATACATTTTAAATTGTATGCGTCTGAATCAAGATAAATTCTTAAACAGAAAAATAGAACAATTACAATAAAAATATAAAAAAATATACTATGTTTATCCATATATTATGTTTAGAAAAGGTATTATTAAAATATTTTTATAAATTATATGAAAGGATCAGCAGCCGCCCTACTGCCAAATAATAATAATAACAATCAGTGCGAAGATTTATTACCTGGATTAGGTTTTGAAGAAGGTGAATTAGAAATGTTTTTTGATACGAATCAAGTAAGCGAAAATGAGTTAGTTGAGAGATATTTACAAATAGCACGCGCGGCACCTTATAACTTAAACTGGCAAACTGGCGATGACGCTTGTGTTGCTGAGTATATGTTAGGTGTATTCAAAAATAATGGCGTCGAGTATACAAAACATGATATTGTTCAAGATGTTTTTAATTCATTTTCCGAGCAACAACAAGGTGGTAAAAAGAAGAAATCAAAACACTCAACAAAAAAGAGAGTAAATAAAAAGAAGCGTAGTACAAGAAGAAGAAAATATAGACGTTCTAGAAAATAAATAAATTTTAGTAAATATTAAAAATTATTTATAAAGTTGTTACCATATATGCTTATTGAGCACCAGAGCCAATTTCTAAAGGAGGACGCATGAAATCTGGTTCAATTGTGGAAGCATTCCAAGGTCCCACATTCAATTGAGGGTTAGGAGGCTCGGAGCGGATTTGTAAGTTAGCATTTCTCAAACTTTGTCCAACAGTGTCGATACCGATGTGGTAACCAGCCTTAAGCAAGTTAACGTTAGCAAGCTCACCTTTACCGGAAGGGTTTAATTGAGCCCATTGAGAGTTGCTATCCTTGGGTAAAAGTTCGGCAGGATTTTGGATATTAGGTTGAGAGCATGATGAAGGGATACCAGGCATGCTTGTTTGGACACCATTAACAGATGAGAAAACTTCATTTCCATTAGGATCAGAAGGGCGAACACCGGCGGACATTTGTGCGTTAGTATTCTTGTATTGAGAAGGCATCATAGCAGCAGATTCAGGACCGGGCATTCCTTTGGCACCTAAATAACCAGCAAAAACACTAACTCCGTAGGCAATAATTAATAAAACCAAAATGGCTCCAATTCCATAGTCATTCCATAGCTTCTTTAAAGAGACTGTCATTATATAAAATTAAGGATAAAATAATTTTAAGAATACATTTTTAATTATTCTAAACATTTAATTAAATTATGTATTTAAATCTTGTTTTAAAGTCCATCTAATTCACTTTCAGATACTTCATCAATTTCAGCATCAAAATCACTATCACTATCT